ATTGGTTTGACAGAAGGAACCCACATCAGTGGTAATTCTTTGACTGTTATTATCAATGGAATCTGCGGATCATTGAATCTACGATGCTTCTTCTATCATGAATATCCAGCGACGTGTTTCGAGGAGAGAAAACCTTTCCGCGACAATGTCTCTATCATGACTTACGGTGACGATAATATCGGATCCGTGAATTCTGAGATTGACAAGTTCACCATCAAAAGATGTTCTGAATTCCTGGCTAAGTACGGGCAAGTGTATACTATGCCCGACAAAGAGTCTGAATTGATTGACTTTTTGCCATGGGAGGAGTTTGAATTCCTCAAACGGGATAGTGTCTATCATCCCAAACTTGGGGTGCACGTCGGTGCACTCCTCGACAAATCCATCTACAAGTCTTTGCACTGTTTCATGCGTGAAAAGAATTGTGTAGACACAGAAGAGAGTGCTTGCGCTCAGAATCTAGATGGTGCACTCCGTGAATGGTTCAATCATGGAGAAGCAAAATACGAACAACAGCGAGAGCTCATGACTGAGGTCGCTACGCGTGCTAACATTCGACACATGTGCACAGGTCTTAACCTAAGCTACACTGATCGAGTTAGTGATTGGCATGCAAAATATTCACCTGAGAAGTAATTCTTAGTGAATGCCCGTCACTTCGGAGACGTTAAATCCGACCCAGTTTCAAATCTGATGGTAGCAAAATTGATACATGTATATGGATACCGTGTTGTCTTGAATCTTTATATGTTTTGTACATTATACATAGGCTTTGCATGTAATTAGGGTCCCCAACGGGGAACTTTGTGGGCTCACCCTGCCCAAAGTAAACATTTCGCTCTGTGTTCTTTAATCCGAGACGCAGTTTGTACATAAATGGATTGGTCAAAATTTCACTACATATTTTCATAAAATGACGGTGTGCTTCAAGAGCGCACCAAAAGAGGAAGACCAAGTCTTAGACACTTCGTCAGTGTCTTCGACAAGGACTCATGTTCGTGACAACACCACGTTTATTCGCGGTCGTCTCACAACTATTGATGAGCCCTATGTGCCACAAAGTGGTACAGAGTCGAGTTACAACTTGACTCAAACATCGACGGAAAAGTCCCAGAACATTCGTTTTGCTGATCAACGAGAAGATTACTCGTACCAAATGGTTAGTGTAGACGATCCTACTCGCACTGGACAGGACTCCAGTGATGCCGATCTCGGCAATTTCTTCTCTCGACCTATCAAGATCGAAGAAATAGAGTGGGGTACTGGGACCACATTGTTTCAATCTATTGATCCGTGGGCAGAGTATTTCAACAACCCACGTGTAGCAAACAGGATCGCAAATTACAATTTATTGCGATGCGATCTAAAGATCAAGGTTGTTATCAATGGGAACGGTTTCCAATATGGAAGAGCACTAGTCTCTTATCTACCGTTGGGCTTTTATGACACATTGTCATCCAACGCAGGTTTGATTTCTGAGACTCTTGTTCAAGCTTCACAGCAACCTCACCTCTTCTTAGATCCCACTCTTTCACGAGGTGGTGAGATGACACTACCGTTCTTTTTCCACAAGAACAATTTGAACATTCCAGCAACTGATTGGGTGTTGATGGGTGACCTTATCATTAGGTCTATTAATCCATTAAAACATGCCAACGGCGCATCTGACAAGGTAACTATCAGTGTGTTCGCCTGGGCTGAGAATGTCAAACTGTCAGTCTTGACATCAGTGGAGTCAGTCACATTGACTCCACAATCCGGTAACGAAGTAGATGAAGCCAACACCAAAGGCATGATCTCAGGTCCCGCGACAACAGTTGCGACCATAGCCGGAGCCTTGAGTGCTGTCCCAGTCATACGCCCATTTGCACTGGCGACAGAGGCTGTGGCGAATGGTGTTGGTTCTGCAGCCAAATTGCTGGGTTATTCAAGACCCGCTTTGACAGCAGCGCCACATCCATATCGACCAACGCCTGTGTCCTCTCTGGCATGTACTACATTGCCAGATACGGTCGACAAATTGACACTTGACGACAAGCAGGAGCTGACCATTGATCCAAGAATTTCAGGAGTTGGAGATGCTGATCCTTTACTCATTGCAGATATTGCGAAGAGAGAATCATATCTAACCACTTTTGATTGGAATATTGGTACCGCACCTGAGACACTTCTCTGGAATGCCCGTGTTAGTCCTGTCACATGGGCTTTCAACAGTGGCAATTCATCATTCCACTTTCCAGCTTGCGCTATGGCAGCATTGCCGTTTCGCTATTGGACTGGTACGATGAACTTCCGCTTTCAAATTGTTGCATCCGCGTTTCACAAAGGACGCATCAAAATCGTGTACGATCCCAACTTCTTGGCATCAAATGAGTACAACACGAATTATTTGGAAGTGGTTGACATATCAGAGAAAAGTGATTTCACTATATCTGTAGCCAATGGTCAAGAGTTTACACTCCTGGACAGACATTTGCCAGGAGTCGACTCTGTTACACAACTGTATTCCACTACTACTTACGCATCCAAAGAACAAGGAAACGGCGTCATAGGAGTATATGTTGTGAACGAGTTGACAACTCCCAACTCTGTTGCTAACAATGACATTCAGGTTAATGTCTATGTGTCAATGGCAGATGATTTCCAAGTCTTTGTCCCAACTCAGGACTGGAATCAATTTGTATTCAAACCACAGTCAGGTCTGGAAGTCGCAGAATCTGAAAACACTGATGAAAAGGATGCGCCAGAGCAAACTATGTCGACCTCATTAGGTGAAAGGTATGATAACCAATATCACCTCAACTGGGTTTACACTGGGGAAGCGATTAAATCGTTTCGCCCGATGCTCAAGCGTTATAATCTACATCATGTGATTGGCTTGGATGCAACTGCTGCAACTACAAAGTTCATCAGAATGCCAATGTTCCCCTTCTTGAGGGGCAGTGTGAATGGAGCAATCCATTTTACATCATTGGGAACCGATTACAATTATGTCAATACGATTCTTCTCCACTGGGTGACACTAGCATTCCAAGGATGGAGAGGATCGATCAGACGTAAGTTTCTACCGATCGGATTCAATAACACTGGCACCGAACCTGTCTACTTTGCAGCACGCTCTGGAGTCCAGGGTTACAAAGAGACGAAAAGTGGAATTTTCAATCCACTCAATCCCTCAGCAGCCTCATTCAATGGCGTCACCAGATCTTCAGCAGACGCATTCTTTGACAGGCAAACACCCCATGGGCATAATGGGTGTACTGTTCGTATGGGACATATGAACAGATCAATGGAGGTAGAATCTCCATTTTACTCGCGTGATCGATTTCACCCTGGTAAAACACAAGACTGGACATCTCCGGTCGTGTTTTCGAGACGCGAATGTGAATCGTTGGATTTCCAAGTTAACACACAAGGGAACACTACAACAACTTTTCAAACGTTTGTGGCGGCTGGAGAAGACTTTCAAGTTTATTTCTGGACTGGCTTGCCCCCCCTTTATTGGGAGGCCAACCCGCCATCACCGTTGCCCTAAGACGTTCCACCGTCTACTAGTGATTCAACTCATTATATCAAACCTACTGGTTAGTGGAAAAATAGTTTTAAGTTTGTACTAGTTTTACGTAAACATTCACCATGCTGTGGCCGG